CCGTCATTCAAGATAACAGTATCATTTAAACGGAATGGGTGAGAAGCTAATGCGAATATATTTCCAGAACGAGTAATTCCAGTACCAACTGGTCTTAAACGACCTTCTTCAGACCATTTGATCAAGTCAGACTGGATAGCCATTTCTTGACCCATTTTTTCTAAGAAACCTTTTAATGATTGGTTTCCGTAACGAGCAAATTCTTTCTCGTATAACTCAGGTAAATTCTGAGTAGTAAAGTCGAAATCAGCAGCCTCTAAATAGTTAGAGTTTAAGATTTCTTTTGTAGCTGTAGGAGTTAATTTAACTCCAGGATTTGCATTTAATGCCATTTTTTTTGTTTTTTAAAAATTTTATACTAATTTAAATTTCATACCAGAAGGTAAACTTTCTGGAGTTTTTCGCATTCCCATATCTATATTCTTACTATTCTTAACCTCATCCTCTATTGCTTTAGCCTTAGCTGTTTCATAAACATTAGATAAGATTGATTCGTAGTTCATAGCTACATACAATGCTTTGTGATAACCTTCAGAGTCTTTAATAAACCCATTTTCATCTAGGAACTTTCCTAAAAAATTCATCACGTTTGATTGGCTCTCTTTAGTAGATTGAATATTTACAGGTTTGTGATTGATTACTTCATTACCAATTTTAAATTCAAAACCTTTGAATTCATCAGTAAATAAGTTTTCAGTCTCCATTAAAAATACTTCATTCTGCTTTTGAGATAATTCCTCTTGCGTCTTAATTGAATCAACAAATTCTTTAGCGCTCTTATATTCAGCAGGAATATCAATATCATTAGACCCTAATGGTATCGCATATTTTTCCTTTTGACTATTAAAGTATTCTAAAGCATCTGCGTGAGCCTTTTTAAAAGCACGAGTCTTTTTTCTTATATCTCTATCGTCATCCAAATCTTCGTCATAAGCATATGTGTCTAAAAACTCATCTTGAATATCTTCATTATCGAATTCAGGATTCATTTCCTTCATATATCTCTTAACGACATCTTGTTCGTCTAACTGAGAAAAATCTCTTTGGTATTCTAGAAAGTCAGAGTAACCTCTTCCTGTGTCCTCTTTAAACTCAAGATACTTCTTAACATCTTCTGGTAATTCTTTGCTTTCGCTTTTTGGAGTTACCTTAGATAATAATTCTTCCTTAGTCTTAAGATATTCTAAAACATCATCATCACTATTAAATGTAAGAACATTTTGATCCTCGTTAACTTCTTCAGATACATCTTCGTTTGTAGTTGTAACTGAATCTGTAATTTGATCGTTAACTTCTGTTACTTGTTCATTCTCAATGATTGCATCATTATTTTGAACAGCAGAGTCATTAGACCCCTCTAATTTCATTTTGAACATATTGTATTTGATTTAATTAAATTTTCCTGCAAAATTACGAAATAATAGGTTTTATTTATCGTGGTTCAAATTCTGATAAAGAAAATCCATCTAAACTATCCTCGTTACTTTCGAATGACATAGCTGGTAAATCTTTCTTACGCTGCTCTATCATCTTTGATTGTTGTGTTGCTTGTAGCTTTGTTCTATCGTCTTTTCTATCCTCCTTCATTTGCTCCTTACTATTCATACCCTCAACTTCAATTCCTTTCAGTTGCATTTGGTATTCAAACTCTTTCTGCATCAACATTAACTTCATATCTACCTCGACCTTCATTTTCTCTATCTCTGCACTAACTCTAGCTTGTTCAACCATAGCTTTACTTTGACCCTCTAACTGAATTAACTGAGCTTTGCTTTCTGATGCTGCTTGAGCTGATTGCACATTTCCTTGTGTTTGAGCTTGTATCTCTTGCATTTTTTGCTCTTGTCTCTCCTTCATTCTTTTCTCTTTCTTAATTGAAAGATACTTAGTGGCCATAGATAAATTCTTAATACCAAGAATTGCATACTTATCTTCTACTCCAAGATTACCTTGTTGTATTTCAAATGTAATATCACCTTCTAGTTTAGCTCTCTCTTCTTCATCTGGAGTTAACTCAATATTTATTGCAAAGTCGTGTAAGTATATGTCTTGTATTTTTTCTAACGCAGTTACATTGTTTGATGAAATCTTATTGATAAGATCTTTCTTCATTTCAGAGAACTGTAAAACGTCTGAAATTCTTATTGTAATACATTTAGCAAGTTCTCTAGTAATAAACATACTTCCTGTTAATATGTGTCTTGTTGCCACATTTGAAGAGTATGCTGCCATTTTTTGAATACCAACTAAACTATTTTTATCAGGATTACTAGCATCAATAGCTTGGTTTATTCCAGTTACAGAAGCAATCATATCCATAGATATTTGAATTGAGTTCCATAAAGAAGATATTTTATCTTGTCCAGATGAATGTCTTATCTCCTGAATAGGCACCTTGGCATTGTTAAATTCACCACCAACAGTTGAACTTCTACCAATAACAGAACCTGTTTGAAAATACATATTCATAGCATCTTCAACCGTATAGGCATTACCTCCACCAAGTTTAATACCAGCTAACCCATCAATATCAATAAATTGTCCATCAGGAACAACCCTTTGTTTTACTTGTTGTAGTTTTAACCAAGACATTTGAATGTCATCTGCAAATGGAATCATTCTATTAACAGTTGAATCAATATATCCTTTATACATTTTAGGTGCAATACCTATATAGTTTGGTTGTACTTTATTTAGATTAGAATTCTCCTTAACCATATTTTTAGAAACTTCCCACTTCAATAAAATATTTGTACCTAATACTAAGATACCTTCAAACCAAATTTCTTCTACCTTGGTTAATTTTTCAAAATCAGCATCACCTGTTCCTTTGTATACAAAATCATTTTCTTTTGCAATAACCTTAATACCACCTTTTGAGTTCTTTTTCTTTTTCCAAACTTTCTCTCTAGATGTTTTATAGTTAAAATAAAGAAGTCCTAATTTACCATCTAATACATCTTGTGATTGTCCATTAAGATTTAATTCGTAATAGTTGTTCCAAGATGATGATATGCTTTGTAATCTTTGTTTTTGTTCGTTACTTAATTCTGGAAATTCTTTATATACTTCAGATAAATTTGTATTTTTATATTCTCCATAATAGAAACAATCTTGAAAGTATGGATCTTCAGTGTAAGACCATATAAGGTTTGCTGGGTCAACATACTCAACTTTAATCCCGTCTCCAGGAACAAATCTATGTTTACCAAAACCAGCTCCTACCTCAATTATATCTTTCTCAATTCTTCTTCTAGTGACTTCGTTATAGTTGTTTTCATTAAACACAGTCTCTACAGCTACTTCAACAGCTTGTTCGATAGGTGGTTTAAATTCAAACTCCATTTTAATATCTATCTCGTTTTCAGATTCTGGTATTTGGTCAATAGGAACAGAAGCTAAGTCGAATCCAGTTTGTTTTTTTGCCTCTAATATAAAATCTTTGGCAATCATATCAGTTTGAAGAGCTTTTCTCTTTTTTGATTTTTCTTCTACAGATGTAGGGTCAACAGCAATAGCGTTTATAGAGAACTCTCTTTGAGCCATACCATTTGCTAGAATATCTACATACTTAGGAATAACAGGAACAACTTTCCAGTCAAGATTAAGGAATGACATATCTCCATTTACAGCAAAGTATTCTTTATACTTAGCTACGCTTTGAAGACCATTGGCATACATTCTTCTTTTATGAAACTCATCTCTTTGTTGATAATACTTACAAGTAGAGCCTTCTCTCTTAAACCATTCGTATTGAATAGCCTCTGCTACTTGGGTTCCAAAATCTGTACCTTTTTGAACCTCAAATGGTACGTTTTGACTTGGGAAACTTCTGTAAGTAATGGAAATACCTTCCGTTTTCTTTTTTATCATTTTATTTATCTATTATAAGTCTTCAAATTTATAACTATATCCTCAGCAACTCTTTGAGTTGGAGTATACATCTTTCTGTTTACAGCCATAATGGCTAGTCCAGAACTAATAGAGGCGTCAAATTTCGTTCTATTATTTATATCAAATTTCATCCAGTCTTTCAATGTATCGTTGAATAGTATGTTTTGAGGGATATCTCCATCTTCACTAATTATTCCGACATACTTCTCTATGTATGATTCAATAGCTGTTGCGTGCATTTGCTTAACATCTTCAGATGAGTTAGGCATACCGCCTAGTTCTTTCTCTGTTGGCGATAATCTATTCTCAGGCTTATCAAATCTAGTTATACTAAACCCTCTATACCCTCTATTCTTAAAGTGATATAAAAGTCTTGGTTTATTATTCTCTGCCAGTATAGGCATACCATAAAATACACAAGCCATTAATACATCTTCAAAAAATATCTCTGCGGTCTTTGGTCTTGCTACATACTCTAAAAAGAATGTATTGTTTGGTGCATTTGAAAAACTAAGTCCTGTGAGTCCGTGTAAAGCACCCTTAGACGCTCTATTTGTATCCTCATCATAAGAACCATCTTTTCTAACACCCTCTACAGTTCCTGATATATCATATGTATCACAACCAAAGGATCCTATATCTCCATTCAAAGGGTGTTTTGAAATCCCTCCGAAGTTATTCTTCATCTCAAATTTGTTCCTCATCTCCTCTGGAGGAATCCAAGAAACCTTAAACCTACCCTTTTCATTTGGGTGCCACTCAACTATAGTATCTCTAATTCCATCTTTCCAATGGAAATTACCAGTTACTATTTTATTATCCGCATCGTGGTCTTCGTTAACCTTAATCTGTTCTAATATCTTCTCAATATTGAATGTTGACTGAAGAAGTTCATCTCTGAACGCTTCATCTATTGTCATTGGAAATGCTCTTAACTCTTCGTTGTAAGCAATATCGCTCTCTTTTCTTTTGCTACTTCTCTTTGCCTCTAAGAACTGAATACTACCTACTGTCTTCTTGTCTCCGTGAACATTAATAAAATGATCTCCTTTTTCAACAAGCTCGTGACACACTCCGTATCTATCAGTAAACTCCTCCATATTCTTATGAGCTGGCAAGAAGTAACAATATAAACCAGAAGGAGTTCTTCCAGTTATTGTATTCCTTTTACTTACTTTAGAGGATTTATATAATTTAAAAAATTCTTCACCTCCTTTATTCATAGCATTTACTGTCGATCCAATAAATGCCTTACCAACTACCTTACCACCTGTATCAAACGTAGGTGACACTTGGCCCCAGTGTTTCTCGTAGTTAGCTGGCCTTGTCCATTTAGATGCCTCATCACCTAAGTATCTATACATTCTTTGTCCGTCATAAGATGAATCTTTTGTTGGCTGATAATCTATAAATGTATTTAAGTAGTCATCTGTATTTGTATCTTTATTCTTTTTAAAACTTTTACTTCTATCTGTTGGTTTTGCAAACTCTAAGAAGTTCTTACTATCCTCAGAACCCTTAACAACAGGCTTAAAGAAGAATGGTAAATTTAAATACCCGTATCTTAATTTTGAAAATGCCATCTTAGCATCTTCGTCTGATTTAGATGTCATACCTATCCTTGCATTGGCAGTTGAAGTCGCATCATTTAATAACTGACATATAATCTGGTATGTAAAACCTGTACGTCTTGATTTAACGAATAACTCACCTAAACATCTTGGATCTACAATACAAGCCTCTGTAAGATAAAACATATCTCTTTGAGCTGTTCTAAAATCCATATATGTACCTGTATCTTCCATCTTAACCCAGTTAAGTGCGAAGTAATGTGTTCCAGTTAGATATTCGGCCTTACCATTATTCATAAACCAAATACCCTCTCTTCTTCTTCTAAATTCCTCTATTATGTATTCAGTGTATGATTCCGCATTATCTTGAGATAAACCCTTTGGAGGTTCTTGTCTTCTCCAGTACTGATCCTCTTTCTTTTCATTCCAAAATAATATATCCTTTCTGTATGGAACTTTTGGTAGTGTAATAGTTAAGTCACCGACTTTCATTAAATCACCCTTAGTTCCTTTTGGATCTATCATTACTGAATCATTATCTGAGTCGTACCATTCTTTATAGTAATTTTTTTTAGGTAAGAATTCACCAGTAGCAAATTTCTCAGGATAACCTCTCTTAAATTCATTTTCCTTTAAATTAATCTTATCTGCATCTATCTGCATTCTAAGTTCAATTAAAGATGAATCAATCTCTACAATCGCTTGATGTATTGATGGTTTAACCGATATAGCCAAATGGTGTTTTGATGGATCTAAATCATCATAGTCTATCTTTGCTCTAAGAGCCTCTCTAAGTACGTTTAAGGCAATATCTCCAGCCTTAACTAGCCTTACTACATATTTCTTAAATTTATCCTCAGATGGGGCGTTTGTGCTATTCTGCCACCTAAGAAGTAATTCCTTTCCGTACTTAAATGAATCAACCTTAGCTTTTACGATTGTCTTTACCTTGTCTGGCTCAATCAAAGACATATCCGTGCCATACTCTAATCCTTCGATTACAGTTTCTACAGCAACTTCTATATCTCTACTTAGTCCAATCATAAGTGCAATATAATTCTATTTTGATTAATCATATATAACTTCTCGTCAAATATGTTAAACTCATACTCTGAGTCTTTTTTAACACCAACTTTATCTCCTTGATTAAGTGATGTCATATCTCTATTCTTGTATTTAAGAATACATATTTGTTCATTCTCTTTATACCCCTCATACTTGTCTTCAATGTATGTTGGTTCTATAAAACAAAATGGAGGTAGTGCAATTTTATTTCCATCACACTTTATAACCATATATGCTAATTCTTTCTCTACATAGAATAAATCATCTTCAATATGATACTTACTCTCTAGAGGAAATCCTTGGTTGTTGTATTGTATTCTAAATGTGTTGTGATGCACAATTATCAAATCACCAACCTCTACATCTCCTTCATAGCTAATAGGAGTAGATACAACCTCTGCAATTCTTTGCGTAAAGTTGTGGTCTTCAACGGATATGTTTAATACCAATCCATTAGAATTGTTTGAGTACCTTTCGCTATTGAAAGGCCTCACTATGAAATAATGTGGACTTCTCATAAGATTATAATTGCGTATAGTATTCTATATGAATTACGTTGCTTATATTGAATGATTTCCATATAGCTTTTACATCGCTATCTATTTCCTTTACATAGATGTCAAAGAACATTCCTTCTTTTATTATGTCTGAAATAACTCCAGAACCCCCGAATACATTACTATCAACCTGGTAATGCATTATATTATTATTATCCATTTTAACGGATATTTTTCTTACTAAACTCATATTAAATTAAATTAAAAAAATATATGCAAAGATACTTAAAATATAGGAATACCTACTCCTAGCGAAATATAAGGCTTTGTATTTTGAATATCATATCCAACTCCACCCTTAAGTAAAAACTTATTTTTTATATTCCAATCAACACCAATATTTATTTGTTTGTTTGTATTGTACGAAGGAGATAAGAATAATCTACTATTATCCCTATACTTTGTAGTAGTCCTCTCTATTATTGAGTCCTGGCATTCTATTGTAGCGCAGAAGTCTAAAAGTTCACCAGTTGTTGTTATATGTGCAATACCAGAAGATCTTTTTCCTTTTATTGGCTGAGTATATATTCTAGCCTCTATAGAAGTAGTATCTGCTTTCTCCAAGTACACAATAGATGTATCTGTTTTTCTAACATACACTTTCTTGTATTTTGTCACAATACCACCTTTTATTTTTAACGTATCAGTTACCTTTAAAACCTTTGTAACTACCTTAACCTTATCAGGTCTTTTGCTACCCTCACAAAATTGCAATAGGGCTGCACAAAGTACAAACCCTATTACTAATGATCTTATATTACCTTTAGTTACCATTTATGAATATACTTAGATAATGTTCCAGACATATTTCCGTGAAATTTTTCACCTCCAGTTAGTAATATACAATCTGGTTTTAGTGTGATATCTACAGCTGTAACTCTTTGACCAACTACTTCACTCCAATAATCTGATAATGGAAAGCTAAATGTTAAATTTGCTCCAGATATTGCTACATCAGAAAAATTTATTGGGTATACATTTGATTTACCATCTTCATATAAGAAGTAAACAGTACCATAAGTTCCACTACTTATTAATGAAGATATATTATCATTGAATTGAATTCTAACTGAATTAGTTATGTTTGATACAGGATTAAAATCAAAGACACCTCCGCCTTGATACATTGTAGTATTTGTCAATGAATTTCTAAGCATTGTATTTATTACATAAGCAGGAGTAGGTATTACTGCGTTAACAGTATATACTCCAGCCACATCTGTAACGGTTACATTATTTCCAGCATTTACATCTTGAACAGGAACTGATGGAATATTTGATAAATAAGCGACAGTACCAGTTGAGTTTTGGAACGTAGCAACATAATTTCCAGTTAATGTAGATGGTTTAGCAATTTGAAATTGACGGGAGGGAACAACAGAATCTATTAAAGATAAAGTATCTTGTCCTATATACCCATAATTTACATCTGCATTACTATAGAAATTAAATCTATTCTTGTCTCCTGTAATATAAACATATCCATTACCTGATGGGGTATTTGGGTTATACATATACAAGCTGCCTAATTTAGCATTTTGAATAGATATATTACCTTCTGTTAAAACTGAATCTAAATCTTGAAGATTTGCATTTATTGTTGCAGTTGTATCTACCTCTGTAAAGTCTGAGCTCACAGTCTGAGTTCTTCCAACACCATAAGTATCATTATTCTTTCTAAAGATAAATGTTTTACCATTTAGTATTAAGAATATGATTTCATATCTCAACACTACTATTGGAGTAACAGAACTATTAAAATAAGACTGTGGAGTTGTGTATAAAATATTATTACTAACAATAGTTGTAATCTTTAAGTTACCTCCAGTTTGAGGCTCCAACCCAGACAATAAATATTGTCTAAGGTCAGATACCTGAAAGTTCTTTGTTTCGTTGCTGTTGTCAGCATCACTACCAATAACCACATCTTTATCAGATATGATATTATCAATGGTATATGTTTTTATTTTAGCCATTAGTTTCTTCTTGTTCTTCTTTCTTGGTTACTTCTCCAGTAGCAAGATTAATTTCGCAGTCACCATATTTATCGGATAACTCGACACGAACATCGTTTAATTGTTTGTTAAACTCATAAACACCAGCAATAATTTCTGATTTTAAAAGTTCAATTCTACCTAGTTCAAATTGTCTTGCGTCAATTTCTTTCTTGATACTAACTACTTTTTCTAATTCTTCTTGAGTTAATTTAATTTGATTTTCCATTTTAATTGGTTTTAATTAATATTTAATTGCAAATATAGTGTTTTTTATTTATTATTAATTTATTTTTTAACAGTTGTATATCGTTAATATTTCGCCATTATCAGCCCTTGATAATTCCATAATTGTTTTAGCTGGGCCATATTGAGTTTCATAAAATCCATAAAGCCCCGCAGTTAAAGGGGTTGTGCCAGCAGAATCTGTATAAACAGTATCACCAATACCTGGTGAAACCATTGGACCTGTGTGCCAAGCTGGAATTTCGCAAGAAGTAGAGCAAAGGCCATTCGGATTCCCAGAATACACATTTGTAATAAAGAATTGCGTTAATGTAGGACCGCCACCTCCGCCTCCAGCATCATATCCGTAGAATTCGCTCATAGTATCGGGTGTTCCAAATCCAGCAAAATCAGACATACCTCTAAGCGAGTATGGAGTACTTGACCCCAACTCGCCTGCTATATTACTAAAGCTTATTTGTCCGCTACTTTGTAAGGCCATATTATTCTTCTACAACTGGAGCTACTGGTTCAACAACCTCTGGAGCTATTGGCTCAACAACTTCTGCTGGAGCCCAAGGCAATCCTGGTTCTTTAACTAGTTTAGCGTCAATTTGTTTTTGAATTTGAGCATCAACGTGTGCTTCATAATCACCAACAACAACTCCTTGAATCCAACCTAAAATGATTTCCTCTGTTAATTCAGCATAAGGAACAAAACTTTCTGGATTAATTGTTGATTTAGCGAAAGGAGTAGCACCTGTAAATGTTCCCTCATTTCCATTTTCGTCTGTTCCGATTTTTTGCCAATAAGTTTGAACAATAGCATCGGTTGCATTTTCTGTGTCTGTAGTCTTAACTCCTGTTACTTTCCAAGTATAAGTCATAATCTAATTTGTTTATTTATTTATTAATTTGTTTACTAATTCTTTTAGCTCTTCTATTTGTTTTTGTTGTTCTTTTATCGCTTCAATTAATAGTGGTGTTAATTTACCATAATCAAGAGTTTTATATCCTTGTCCTATTGGAGCGTCTCTTATTAACTCAGGTAAAACAGCCTCAACTTCTTGTGCTGATACACCAACCTCTAATCTTTTCTTATATCCTAGCTCTTGTGCTACCTCATTTGGTTCATAATAAAAACCGTTCAAAGATAATACTTTTTCTAGTGCATTTTCTATATTACCTTTTTTATCCTTAAGCCTTTCATCAGAGTAATAAGCAACAATGTCACCAGCACATCTTATAGAATCACCAGTTGATGAACCATCAAAATAATATGATGAATTATTTCCATCGTAATATACAGGTGAATACATTGCTGTGGCTGACTGGACATAATTTGATGCATAAACATAACCCGTAGCTTCAGCGGTATTTAGTTTACTCGTACCAGCTGGGTCTAAATAGTATGCGGTGTTAGCGGTATCATAAAATATAGGGGCTCTAAGGCTTGTTTGCGACTGCGCTATATTCTCAAAATAAACGTTACCATTTGGATTTAACTCCATATTAGTATATCTAGTTCCGCTAGTGTTTGCCGTCAAGAAATACCAAGTCCCATTAGAAAGCATTCTCATATAGGCTTGCCCAAAACTTGTATTTGGTCTGCTAAAGCCATAAGCGCCTACCCCATCATTATATACATTGTATCCAAATCCAGCCCCATCCCAAGTTATGCCTGGTTCCGAGCACCATGCTCTTAGTGTAACAATCCCAGTGCCAGCTCCATTATTTGCTGCTGGAAGTTCATTTTGTATATAAGAATTACTATGCCCCCCGGAGTTTGTTATAGAAGCCCTAGTTACAACACTACCAAGATTAGATGTTCCATTGGGGTCTAGATAATAATATGTATTATTTGAATCGTAGAAAATAGGCGCTCTAAAATCAACAGCTGCTGTAATGTTTCTAGAAGTATTAATGCTTAATGCTTCAACAGTATTATACGCGATTCTAAGTGAATCTGATGCTCCGCTGTCTACTAAAAAGTTCCACCTATTAATTTCATTTGATGAAAACAAGTTTAGTCCATCATCCCACGCTGAGCCTATTGCTACTATACTTGTTTTTCTTATTACAGAACCTCCTGCTGGGTCTAAATAATAAGCTGTATTGATTGAATCATAAAATATGGGTGCTCTTAAGCTGCTATCAGATTGCAAGTAACTTCTGGTAACTAATACAGTACCATTGTGATCCATACTCATACCTGTTTTTGAACCAGTAGCAAATGAGTCAGTGGTAGCAAAAAACATTTTTGTTCCATAAGATCCAGAACTTTGCACATATACGCCTGCTTGAGCATTTGTATTGCCCCATGTCCATATAACGCCATTCGCATAATCCGATGTGCCTCCCATTAGTGTCAGCCCATAAGATGTTAGCCCCGGCGTCGCTGCATTAAAACTATTTTGGCTATTTAATAATAACTTGTTAAAATTACTTGTAGAAGCAAAATCACCATAATAATTAGTATCATTTCTATCATAATATATATCCGCATACATTTGCCCATATACTTCAGCAGCACTATTAGTTGTTCTTAATATCCAACTACCTGTATTTCCTAAAAACCCTAATGAACCGCCATTGCAATGTATATATCTAGTTTCTCCCTGATCATTATCCACAAAATCAATTTGAGGCACATTCTGTTGTATTGTTAATCTATCAAATACTGCTCTATAAATATTAGATGTTCCGTTAAGATCTAAATAGTATCCTGTATTGCCTGAGTCATAGAATATAGGTGCTCTAAATGAACCTGACGCTGTGCTATCTGTTCCTGAAATCAATAATGCTCTATCATTTCCTGTTACAAATGTAAATGTTCCTCCAGAATTCCCACTTGATTGAAATGTTATATTTGCTGGTGCTGACACAGGAGTTGGCGCTCCATTCGTATCATATCCAGCTCTAATCCATAAAGATTGAGTTCCTGTCGGTGAAACAAGTTCAATTCCTGATGTAGAAGATTGTTGTACTTTAAAATTACCTGAAACATAAGACGAGCCATTTGGATCTAAATAATATCCTGTGTTATCCGAATCATAGAATATAGGCGCTCTAAAATCTCCTGAAGCTGACATAGTAGATAAACCACTATGTAAAACAGACCACCATGGTGTACTCCAAGTCCCAGAATATCCAGAACGCCACACTAAATTTGTACTTCCTCCATGACCTGCAGCTATTTGCCACATTGTATCTGATGCTGCTAAATGAAGTATTGGAGCATAAGAAGGGTTTCCTCCATTACCATTTTCATTTCTAATGACTCTTGAATATCCACTACTAATATTACTTGAATTGTTTCCTAAAAAAGTGGTATAAAATCCAGCTGAATTACCTGTAGTATCTCCTGTAGTAGCAATATTCCAAGTTCCTGAAGCTCCCGCACCTGTTAAAGAAGGGGCATAAGAACCAACACTATTAGTATCAATAACTCTGTATGCTCCCTCATTTTGATAAAAGAATCCATCAGCATAAGGATGTATCTGTCCTCCTGAGTAAGCTAAGCCAAACTCTCCACCATCTGGAGAAGTGGCTCCTCTAAGTCTTGTAGAAGAAGCTAAAGAAGCTGGTTTCCAACTTCCTTCTAAAGGCCAAGCATAGTTAGTAAAATTAACAGAATCTAAAACAGTAGCTTCATTGCCACCATATGTATTTTTACCAACATATAATGTTCCGCTTTCCCATTTAACTTGCCAGCCATACGATGCATTATGCAACCCTGATATATTTGAATTAGGCCCAATCATTAATATAACTTGACCATTGTTTAATCCAGCAAATTCTATACCATTGTAACCATTTCTAGACCCACTTATTCTCCAGGCTCCGTAACTACCATTGTTTGGTGATATGTGAGCTGAGTTAACAGACGAATAAAAACCGTGATCTCCAGTTAGAAGGGTCCAAGTTCTAAATGTATTATATGTGCCAGATGTTCCTGTGTCTATTGAAGATAAAACTGATGTGCCAGCTGCATCTAAATAATAACTAGTATTATTAGAGTCATAAAAAATAGGAGCATATACACCTCCATAAACTGTTGTGTTTTGTGAGGCATCTATTTGCATAGCCAAAGCAGATGTTGACCCTGAGTAGAATTTAAACGACCCCTTACCGCTTGTGTTTCCTTGTGATTTAAACAACATATCATAATCAGCTCCAACTAAAAGCCTAGCATCATAGTTTGATGCTCCACCATATAATATTAATTTATCTCCTGCACCTGCTCCATTTATTGTCGTATTTATAGCACTATATCTACTAGAATCTCCAAATGAAATTGCTTGGTATTGTCTTGATGTACTTGCAAAATCTCCATAATAGTTTGTGTCATTTGAATCATAGAATATAGGAGCCCTAAAATCACCACTTGTTATATAACTTCCTGTACCTCCTGTTTTATTTGTTAAAGAATCAAAAGAAACTGATATATTTGAAGTTGTAACAACAGGAGCATTAGCCCAATATAATATACCGTCAGTTCTCATTTCTAAAAACTTTCCAACATTACCGCTAATATGAAACGCAATACCTGTTGTTGTAGCACTGTATGACTCGGTCCATATAGCCGCTGTTGTGTAATCATTGTCTGCTTGCGCTTTCCTAGACTTTATTGTATTATCCGCTATTACTAAACTTAAGCTACTTGTTCCGTTTGGGTTTACATAATATGCGGTATTATCTAAGTCATAAAATATAGGAGCACGCATATCCGCTGTTCCGTATGCTCTAAGTAAATAAGCGGTGTCAGTCCCGTAATAATATGTACTTTGGTTATTTAAGTACATATTAGAATTTACACCTTTACGAATATCCCAAGCAGCCCAATCCCCATTTAAAAAGCCATAGCTACCAGCATCTCCATATAATTGAAATCTAAATGCCCCAGAACTGCTTTGTCCTAAGATACCCATTTCAGAAGAGTTTGCTGCAGTTTTTATTAATATATTACTGGAATTTCCGCTACCGTAATAGTGACCCGCAATATAAGTACTAGCTAAATTTGAAGTACTAGCTGGATCAGTATAATAAGCTGTATTGTTAGAATCGTAGAATATCGGTGCTCTAAAGTCAGATGAAGCATAAGCTGTTCCATTTATTTCAAGCTTTTGACTTGGACTATCAGTACCAATACCAACATTACCATTACCTTGAATAGTCATTAAAATGTCTGTCTTTGGAGCTGATGCATTAAATAAGTTTCTAAAACGCATTTTACCATTTGTTCCATCAAAAAAACTTTCAATTCTTGAAAAAGTTGTAGGTGAGGCAGCTGAATTAAAAACTGCATCTATACAGTGTGATTCCCCTGAAATCCAACCACCAATACCTCCTATCATTATATCACGATACGCTGTGGCAGTATTTGTACCAGAGTTTACCAATAGACTTCCTTCAACTTGTAATTTCTGAGCAGGACTTACTGTTCCAATTCCTACGTTTGTACCATTATCATAAATTAAACTATTACCTAATGTAGTAGTTCCTGTAAATTTAGAAACATAGTTTGTTGTACCACTTGCATTAGCCTTTGAATTAAATGTAGTCCAATCTGCTGAACTTAACGCTCCTCTATTAACAGCTGATGCTGTAGGCAAATTGAATGTATGTGTATCTGTAGCAGATGATATATTAAAATCCGTACCTGCTGTTCCAGGAGCAAAATATTGCACTTGTTTGGTTAAACCGTTTAATGCGGTTAATCCCGTAGAGAATGTTGTAATCACTTCGCTCAGATGGCCATTTTGGGTATGCATTGTAATAGTTCTACCCGAGTGAGTTACATATACTCTAACCGCTAATCTATCCGTAACCAGTAATGTAGTTGCGGGAACCGCTAAAGGTGTAAAATAAGCATCAATAGCTGTGCCGTTAGTAATACCTTCAGGTGCTGCTGAACTACTAGCTATTAAAGTAAAGACACCACCAGAAGAATATTTATATAATTCAACATAGAAAGATGGAGAACCACCGCTTGAACTTGCATTAAAATAAATTTCAAAGTTCCAATTTCCCGCTGGTATATTAAGTTGATTTGGTGAGGCTACATCTGTTAAGAATGAAGCTATATATCCATTTGCATTGATAGAAAAATCAGCAGCTGTACCAGTATTAGCTACTGGGCTCATTTGATAATAACCACCAACACTTGACACTGTTCCTCCATTAAAGTAGAATACTTGACTAGATCCACCTCCACCTGGCGTTTGAGGAGGAGTAATCCATTCCGTTTTAGTTCCTGTAGAAGATAGCACTTGACCAGCAGTACCTGTAAACCCGAATGAGTCTATAAGTCCAGCTTGTGTTTCTATATCACTTTTAAATTTTTGAGACATATTGAATTATGTTTTTTTTATCCAATTTTTGTAATCAATACTCTAATCGGATTTACTGGAGTACTTCCAAATGTTACTGTAACTACTGTTGATGATGTTCTTACAACATCCGCATACACGGTTTCTTTTGTGATAGTATCGTATAATTGAACTATTACATCTTCACCCAACGTGTGGGTTACTGGACCAGATGCTGACAAATCAAATTTATGAGTAAATGATGCAAAAGTAGGTATTGTAATTGTTTTTGTATTTATATCAGTAACGTGACCTTCAGCTGAAGTTGTTACAACATCTACAGCAGTAAATGTTCCTCCAAATGCAGGAGATGCAGTAGTAGTAGTATTTGTTCTTGATACAGCTGCGTGGTTAATTGTTACTGAACTATTCCCAGATTGGTTTGCAGTAAAACTACCACCACCTGACATAACAGTACCAGCTGTAACACTTAATGTTCCATTACCAATATCACTTGTTAGTGCTAATGTTCCTGTTGCGTCAGGAAGTGTAACTGTTCTATCGCCTGTTAATGTTCCAGCTAATAATGTAAGTTCATTTCCATCAGCAGCATTACCTTCGAAGATAACACCATTAGATGTTGATACGGTCTCTACATTGTTTGTAGTAGTTGTTCCGACAACTGTTAAGTTACCAGCGATTACAACATCGTTTGGTAAACCAATAGTAATACTTCCTGCTGCGTGACTTACTTCAATTTCGCTTGCAGTTCCTAATACTTGTACAGTGTCTGTTGTTCCAGATGATGGAACTAGATTAATCTGACTCCCACCTAATACTGAAGTATTACTTAAATCATAAGTCGTATTAGTATCTGTTGAAGATATTGTAATAGTGTCAGTAGTTGCATTAGTCGTAATTGTAACATTCGATCCAGCCTCTAAAGTTAATGTATCGTTATTTGAATCTGCTATAACAGTTGATTGTCCTGATACTGCAAAATTCTTAAATATGTTTTGTGATGAACCTAGGTCAGTATTTGAAATTGTAACAGATCCTGTAGATGCACTTACACTGATACCTGTTCCTGCTGTAACAGATGTAACCGCTGTAGTTAAATATCCTAATCCAGTTACGAAATCATATATTTGGTCTCCAGTGGCTAAAGCAGAACCTCCATTCGCAACAGCAGCAGTAACAATAGATAATGATGGAGTTGTACTTCCATTAGATACCGTTAATTGTCCAGTTGTTGCAGAACTAACACTTGTAACGGTACCGCCAGTAGATTGAACTAAAGACACCCAAGTTGTACCATTGTGGTACTTTAAGATGTTATCACTACTATCTAAATAGATTTGACCTTTAGCAGCTGTTGGAGCTGTTGAGGTAATGTGCATCTTAGCATTAAGTAATTGATAATCCTTAAGGTCTATGCTGTTTAAAAAAGGTATTGCCATAATTTAGTTTATTATTGCTTTGCCAGTTTCATCACCAGCAAATGTTATTGTTAAATTGTTTTGATTTATATGCGTTACATCAGCTATACCTATATGTCCAGAAGGGAGCATAACAGATGCAGATGGGTACTTATTTAAATTATGCTGAACAGTCCATTGAGACGATGGTATTGTTTGATTATGAATATAGTTCTTGTCGTTAGAATCTACTACGTCAAAATCTATTACAGATAATAAATACTCTTTATCTTCAAGAAGACTACCATTACCTTGTAAGAACGTAATATTAAACTCTAAGAAATCTGTTTCATCAATATCTTGCTGTACTACATTTAACATATATAGTCCATACTCATTTATAGATGAACCCCTATGTATTAATATCTTTGAGTTATTTATAGATTGTAAGAAATTAGCAACATATATGTTACCCTGTGTTTTCTTACTAACCAACATTAATTGTATACTTGAAAATAGGACAGATGCGCCTACTTCATTCTTAAATGAAAAAGTTCCAAATTCTCTATCCTCTAATGGCTCAAGTGTTTGGTACCAAAAGCGTAATGAATTAGAGGAATTAACCGACTCACTAGAGTTAAAGAATTCAGCTAACGTAAGGGGTGTAAAGTTTTTGGTTCTATTGTAAAAATCAGAATCACTACCAATCCACTTATCTCCTCCGCTTACTTTTTCATCTAAATTATATGTACTAATTCTTGCCATAATTATTTACCTTGACCTCTATATAATTTCTTGTAATTCTTACTATCTTTTATTTTAGAGGTTTTGCTTTTAGCGTGAACTCCTGGTCTTTTAATATGTTTTACTTCTAACTTAGCTCCTTCTTGTTTTTTCATAATTATTCTTTTATTTCGAAGTGCATCCAATCAAAATTCTTCTCTCTTCCTAATGATATAAATCCGTATTTGTAGAATATATCAATCATATCTTTATATTCAGGTCTTGCAAATCTAGCTGTCTTAGACGTCTCCTTTAATTTGTTTCTTCCTGGGTCTAGATCTATAGCTACTCCCCAAGAATGCGTACTCCAATCGTTTCCGCCCCTCATCTTTCTAAAGTTAAAGCACCCTCCAAAAATATCTATTCCAAGCTCAACTATCTTTTTATATCCGTAAACCCTCATAAGTTCATTAAATACAGATAAAAAATTATCTGCAACTAATTTATGGCACCTCATCTTATGAACCTGAGTATCTAAATCCCAAGCTAACTTCATAGGATAAGGAAGATTTATTGTTACAAGATATCCTTCACCTGTAACATTTGGTTTTCCATATTTAGCTATCAGAGCCTTTGTTGTCATTTTTATTCTTTATTAATTCAATGGTCTTCATAACCGTATAGATTATAGATGCGAATAAAAGAATTATCTTTAGTGCATTTTCTACATTAGTAAAGCTAATAGCCATAACTACTGTATTTAATGTATATAATTTCAAATCGTTAATTGACATTTTTAGTTTTCATTAAACGTTCTACAATATTTGTAACTCCCTCAATAGTTATATAAGAAGTTCCAATAATAACCCAATCAGTAGAAGTAATAACCCCTGAGAATAAACCTGCGGAAGCTACAACAAACACTGTTAATTTTCTACTAACCCACTTATTTAAGTAAAGGTCTATTTTTTCGTTTCTACTCATTATGAATATATATTTTTTTAAAAGAAATTACCATAATTTGGTACAAGCTAAATGTCTAGGTGTTCCAGGTTTAGCTGTATCGCAGTTGTGTCTTGCGTGAAAATTTTTCTTTCTTTTCGGATCTTTATGTTTTGTAAAATCTGAATAACCTTTAGCGCCTGCGTGAACTAAAGTTTCCTTTCCATTAACACAATACTTCTTCATTATTTTTTTACCTGGTCTAGTCGATTTTCTAACCTCACCACACTTCATACTAGCTTTTACTGAACCTGCCATAGATAAAATCATTTTAATAAATCTTTGCAAAGATACGAAATAAAAAAAGTGTATATTTGCATTATAAAAAATATAAATTTTATGATAATTAAAGAAGTTAAATTTAATGAAAAGGCAAAAGAACCCTTGATTAAAGGGATATCTACTATTTGCGATGCTGTATCCTCAACTATGGGATATAGAGGTAGAACTGTGCTTATAGAGAGTCCAGGAGGACTTCCTATAGTTACAAAAGATGGTGTATCTGTAGCTGATTCCATTTTCTTAGAAGATGCTACCGAAAGTCTTGGTTGTGAGTTTGTGAAACAAGCTTGTAGAAAAACAGTTAATGAGGCTGGTGACGGAACAACTGGAACTGCTGTACTTACAAAATCAATTATTGATAATAGTCAGAAATACCTAAAGAGTGGAGAATCTGCTATTGATTTAAAGAATGGTATTGAAAGTGGAGTTAAAGAGGTTGTTGAGTATATTAAAGAGACATCTAAAGAGGTTGATGATTCATACCTATTTGATGTAGCTAGAATATCAGCAAATAATGACTCTGAACTTGGAGAGATAATTGCAAATGCATTTATATCTGCTGGTAAGAATGGAGTTGTATCATATGAACAGTCTGATAATTCGGATACATATGTTGACTTTATTGACGGTATGCCAATTGCTAGAGGTTATGAGTTTGAAGGTTTTGTAAATAAACCCGAGAACAGAACTATTGAGTTTAATGGAAATCCATTGATCCTATTATCAAATAGAAGATTTCAAAATATTAGAGAGCTATTGCCTGTAGTAGAATACTGCCACAAAGTAAATAAAGAGTTGTTAATTATCTCTGAAATGGAGTTTGAGGTTATGAAGGTATTGTACGCCAACAAGAAGAATGGCCTTAAGGTTGCAACAATTATTCCACCTAGTATTGGTGAGAAGAGGAGAGATTATTTAACCGATATTTCTTTAGCTACTGGAGGTTTGATTATAGACCTTGATACCTCTACAAATATCGATGGGTATGATATGGATGAGTTACTAGGTAAGTGTAGTAGACTTATTGTAACTAAAGACGATACTGTTCTATTCTTTAATGAGAAACCTAATGCAGACAAAGTTCAATCAAAGATTGAAGAGTTAAACAAAGTAATAAAGAATTCTAACAACAATCTTGAGAAGGATTATCTTAAGGATCGCATCTCTAAGCTTGCTTGTGGTGTTTCTGTGATTAAGGTTGGAGGAACAACAGAGGTTGAGATTAAGGAGAAGATTGATAGGGTTGATGACGCAATTAACGCTGTTAAGAGTGCAATCTCTGAAGGTGTGGTTGTAGGAGGAGGATTAGCACTATATAACGCCTCTCTAAAGCTAGTTCCTACATCAAAAGGATATAAGTGCTTACTTGAGTCAATTCAAGCTCCTATGCGTACTATATTGAATAATGCAGGTGTATCTTTAAGTGATATTGAGGGAGATTTATTAACACACAAAGATAATTACGGATACGATGTCAAGGATTATGAAATTGCAGATATGTTTGATAAGGGTATTATAGATCCATCAAAGGTTATTAGATTATCCTTAGAGAATGCTGCGAGTGTAGCTACAACAGTTTTATTAACAAACACAACCATAACACATAAGAGAAGCAATGAAGGTAGTTCTAAGTAATATTTTAGTTAAAGAGATTAAAGAGGATGTAAAGACTAGCAGTGGTCTTTACTTAGGTGATGGTCAAGATGTCAAGTTTCACAGAGGTGAAGTAATTGAGATCGGGGAGAATGTAGATAAGGTTAATGTTGGCGAGACCATTTGGTTTGACAGGCATAGAACATATCCAATCAATTATCAAGGAGTTGAATATTTAGTTATGGGATACGAGAATGTAGTAATTGTAGAGTAAAAAAAAATAGAGAGGGTTTAATTGCCCTCTCTTTTTATTTCATCATCCAGGTATATTCCAGTACCACCATTGATTATTTCATTCCTTCTTTTGTTATACTCAATCATCAATCTAGCTATTCTTTTATCTTTGTAGCTAGTTTCGTAAGAGTTGAAGAACTTATTACTTGATGAGTACTCGCTCATCTCTTCTTGAAGTGTTAGTTTTTTATAAATACTAGCCATTCTTCTGTTTGCCTTCAAACTTAACTTATACAACCTATTTCCAGCTACTTTAATTGATGAATTACCTGGCATTTCATCTACAAGCTCCATATCTATAAACCGCTTTATTGATTTATTCTTGTGAAGCATTGCTGTGTTGTATATATCAAACTCCTTTTTTGTGAATAAAGGTTCTGAGTAAAAATACATCAGCATCTCTATTTCATCTATAGTTAGATTATACTGAACTGAAGCCCATCGTTTTACAATACCATAAAATTTCATAAAGTCAAACTCTCTGTTGGCTGTTATGATTTTTACATTCTTTTTCTTGTATGTCTTCTTTATGGTTCTTTCGCCCTTCCTCTTCATCGGTCTATACTTCTTTGCTTTCTGTATAGTTCCTTCAGAGATTGGTTTCGTTAAAAAATCTTTGATTTCAGAGAGAACTTTCTCTTCGTTTAGAGTTTTTTTATTCTCCTGTAGAAAGTCTTTAAAATCGCCCATAAACTATTTCTTTGTTCCTCTAGCTCTTTTATCTCCAGGGGAATCAATTTTGCTTCCTCTATTTGTAGACGCCTTCTTCTTTACGATACCACTTTTAGTGTGGGCCATATCAAGACCATCTCCATTACCATAAGTTCCTCTATCTCGATTAACCTTATTTAGTTCGACTCTCTTCTTAACCTCTCCTGGCTTTTTGTTGTACTCCTTTTGGTAAGCATCTTTCTTTGCTTTAGCCTCTGGATTCTCTTTGTAATATTTAGCGGTTTTTTTCATATTTCTTCATTTCGTTTAATAATTCGTATCTTTCTCTTCTAAGTAGTTCAAACTCAGTGTATTCCATAGCGTCATCAATTCTACCATCAATAATTAAATCCTCTATAACCTCTGAGAAGTATATTGCTTTACAGTTATCCATAGCAAAACCTTCTTCATCAAGTAGTAGATCATCTTCTTGATCACAAACTATTGATGCAATAATTGAGACTGGTATGATTCCAGAGAAGAAGTCATCTTGATTAATCAGTCTTGAGTCTTCAAATTGTTGGTATATCATATCCGACATACCCTTGTGGTCTTGATTTTCTATCATCAAATCAACTCTATCAAATAATTCTACATTTAATTGATTAAAGACTGTACCGTTGCTTTCCATTGCTTATCTGTTACGTTAATTACTTCTGTATATGTGCTTCTACTTATTTCTCTTAGTTCTGTTTCATCATTGTCAAAGTGTATGTCTACGTTATCCATATAGTGCATTTTCTTATCACCATCTGTGTAGACCACTTTACTTATCCCGACTTTATCTATTACTTTTATTAAGTCTTGATTAAGATACTTACTATGTCTTGTTGTTACTGCAATTACATTATACCCACTCTTAACTAATTCAATCGCTACTTCTTGAACAGATGGGAGCGATAATGTTCCATCAAAGTCAAACGATATTGTTATCTCTTTATTTTCTATCATATAAAATTAATTTACGTCATTGTAATACATTTCATCATCATTCTCTTCATACACAAATGACCACTTAGAGTAGTTATAGAATTTTATATTGAATAATAAATTCATTCTATCTAATACCACATACTCATCAATATTAACTATTCCCTTATCTATCTTACCAAACATATCGTATATATCATCTCCAATCAATACAACTATATCTGGCATAGATTCATCTATCTCATCCTTTATTAATACCTCCCCTTTAAATTTATTCGCAAGGATTAAAGAGAATAAGAAGATGTTTGGTCTCTTAACCTCTGATATAAATCCATTTATAAAATTCTCAATCATAATTAAATCTTTTTACAAATGTATAAAAAAAGACCACACTATAAAATGTGGTCTAATTTAAAAGATTATCTTAATTTTTTTTCCTTAAGATACAGCAGTAATTGATTGGCTAAACCAAGTGTTTGAAGTTGCTTTTGTGTAAACTAATCCTCCACCAGTAATACTTCCACAAACAACTCTTGCTCCGATAGGATTTGCAGCATAAGTTGAATTTAAAGTTGCTAAAGATAAAGCTGAAGTTGTAGCATTAACTACTAATCCAGATAAATCATTTAAAGAGTAGTACTCGGTTTTTGCATTGTTAATTGAATCTTTTCTTTCTGTTACATCTAGTAACGCTGAATCTACGCTTAAAAATTTAATTGTGTTTGACATAATTTCTTTTTTTTATTTTTATTTAGTTATTAATTTATTATACAGTAGTATTTACCTCTGCGTACACTATAAATGCAATTAAATCACCTGTACCTCCAGTTATAATGCTTGGCGATAATAAATTACCAGAAACAAGTTTTAGAGAATTTCCAGAAACAACTACTGTATTAAAACTTGAAGTTATTGATTGCATAACCGCTCCTGCTACTGAATTTTGAAATGCACCGTCTAATGCAGTTCCGATTGATGAAGAAGAAGATCCATCATCACTAAACAATCTAACTGAATTCGATATTGTATATCCAGTTCCTGCGGATTTTCTATAAATGCTAATCGATATAGGTATTAATACTTTTCCAGTTACTGGAGCTACCAATAACTTTGTAAACCCTGCAGCATTTAAAATTTCAGCCTGAGTAATATTAACTTGAATAGCTTTTAAACCTAATGCGGGTATGTCACTAGTTAAAGCCACTGTACCATTAGAATTTGGAAAGTTTATAGATTTAAAGCCTCCGCTTAATGAGCTTGGAAGATTTACGTTTTGAGTATTTCCAGAAATATCGCTTCTTGAAATCGTTCCTAATCCAAAAATACCGAATGCTCCGCTTGAAGTATTGTCAAATCTATTTAAGTTAGCGTAAAATGTTTGTGTTCTTACTCCATCAGATATTACATTTCCTAAATCTACAGTTTGTTGTAGTGTTTGACTAGCCCCTTGAGGTCCTTGAGGTCCTGTTGGACCTTGAACTCCTTGAATACCTTGAGCTCCTTGAGAAGCTAACAGTGCCCAGTTTGCTGTAGCTAAGTTTGGAGATTGAGTTCCAGATGTAGCTAATATACAGAACCAAGAAGCTCCGTTATATCCCACAGCATCATTTGCAATATAAGATGTTCCTGAAACCCAAGCTCCTCTCCATTGTAATCCAGCAGGTCCAACAGGTCCTAATGGTCCTGCAGGTCCTTGAACTCCTTGAGGTCCAGCTGGACCTGGTTCTACCGCAGAAACTAAATCTTCAATAGAGAAGTACTCTGTCTTACTATCTAATGCTGTACCCTTTTTTTCTGTTAAATTAGTAAGAGCTGGGTTTACTCCTAAAAATTTAGTTCCTGATGGAATTGTTGCCATAGTTTATGCTTTTTAAGTTTTTTTTACATTTCGAATGTGCAAAGATACGAAATTATAAAACTACCTTTATGAAGTTTCCATTTTTATCTAACAACACATTTAACTCAAACTTTTTATCTAACGTATTTAATACTTCATTATCAAGATTGAATACCATTTGAAATATACTCATATCAGCAGTACCACCATTCTCTTTGTAGTATCTGTAAAACCAACCTATATCGAATTGGTTAGAGTTCCTCATTTTAATATACTCTTCCTTCATTTATACTTTATTTATTTAGTTTACTCCAGTGCTTTGTAACTGTTGTTCTAGATACTCCAGACTTCTCTGCAACTGAATTTTTATTTATCCTATCGTTATTTAACTTCATCTCATTAATTACATTTTGAAGTTCATTAACCTTCTCCTGTCTATTAATTTCATTCTTATTAATCATTAAGTCATAACCATCCCTTCGTATAATTCTAGACACATACTCCTCGTAGTGTCTCTTTACGGTATTGAATGATATCTTGGTCCTATCTACAACCTCATTGATGTAGCACCTATCAATTCCACTCTTCTCCTCATTTATTATTTTAATAGTTTCAATTATCAAATCTTTCTTACCCATACTCTTTATTTTATTTAAAAATGTTAGTGCCTCCCTTTGTTTCTTCTTTGACTTAAAGTCTGATATGTATTTATCTCTCTTTGATTGCGGTAATGAATTGTACTCCATCTCTTCCTCTTCACTCATTCTAAATAATTCACTTAGATCATACTTCCATAGTATCTTCTTCTGTTCGTAAATCATATCTAGCATCTCTTGATTGAATTCTTCCTTGAAGCAATTCTCAGCTACAGAGTAAACATCATACTCAGATACATATATCCCCTTATTCATTTTAGTCTTCTTGATTATAGACAATCCCTCATCAACAACCTGTCCTAATCCAATACCATCATTCAAGTACATTAGTTTATAGAAGAATGATTCTAGTGAACGCAGTGCCGAACCTCTACTGTAGTTAATACCAACATACCTTGCATCTACACAAGTATATCCATCTGGATAATACCAAAAGAAGTTAGTCTCTATCGGGTCTTTGGTTTTATTTATTATTCTGTAGTAATTCATATACTGCAAATATATAAAAAATATGTATACAAAACTACTAACCTATATACATTATGTGAAAAGTGTACATACCTATTCAATCCATCCTTTTATATATACGGATGTTAATGGTGTGTACAGTTTTATATATCTACACTTCAATCTCTATATCTCTGTGTGAGATACAACGAGATTTTCGTTTCATATTCTTTGGACTTAATTGTATTAATGGGGTTCTACCCCCACATAACGATCTACACCTCTCTTCCCAAAACCAAATTCATAAGCATACGGGGGTTACTTTCGAATTGACCCTCTCCAAACTTTTACCCTTTTACCCTGGTATTGTGTATAACCTAAACCCTTAACCTACGTTTCACGATAGCAACCTATTAAAACTTTGTACATCGATAACCCTTTGGTATTTTTTAATTGAAGAGAGAGGCCTTTATTGGCGCGGGATACCCACTAAAAACCTATAGAGAAAAACCAATTTAACAACGATATACAAAACACGATATATCTTTTGAGGTTACATTATACCTTTTATTAATACATAATACATTCATATACATATGTTTATGCACTACATTTTTATGATTATAAATACTTTTACCTCTAATGTATAGTATCTAATTTAGGGTAATTATGCAATAAATGTGCATTTCAACGATTTTTCGTGCAGTTCATCGATTTTATTTTTATATTTAGATAACTTGTTGTAAGTTTGTCTTGTCAAAATGAAACAACGTTCTTTAATAATCTGACACAATAACCAAAGCATACATAGACTAAATGATCAGTCAGTATGTTAAGGTAAGCACCCAAGTATTGTAAGGTAGTTGCTCACACGTTACGCATAGCAGTATGGTAGACAAGCCGATAAGATAGCAAGTGTTAAAAAGTGTTAAAGTTCTTGCATAAGAAAAAAAGTAGTTGTTACTTTGTCAAAGAATTACAAACGAGTTCATTGAAATATTGAGAAACAAGTTAATAGGAGTGAATCTTCCTCAAAGCGTCAAGGCGTGAGTTAGCACCCTGGAGAGGTTAACGAATAAGTTGTATTAGTACTATCTTGCAACTTTAAATAACGAATGTACATAAAAAATTATCGGTAGGTCAAATAGTTGTTGACTATATGTGAGCGAAACACACTACCGAATCTAACAATTTAAATTTATTTTATTATGAAAGATGATGATAAACAAGAAATTTTAGGTACAATATTAGGGATAATAATATGTTTTTCCCCTTTTATTATTAGCTATTTTACAGGATTATTTTAAACTTTATTTATTTTTAAACTTTATTTATTATGAAAGCAATCGGAATTTGCAACAGAACAGAAACAGAAGTATTTCCTACTACTGTTAAAGGTTATTCAGCATATTGTCCAGAATTGGACGAGGATTTATACGATTTTGAATGGACTAAAATTTAATTACTATGAAACAAAAAATTAAGGTTATAGCGCTACTAGTTGTGGCGCTATATATATTATCTAGAGTAGAGAAACATTGTGAAACCAAAAATAAGTATTATGTCGAGCAATATAAATAGGAGACGCATAGCCCTTATGGTATCTTGCAGTCCAACACTAGGAGACTTCATTAATAAGAAGTTAGGCGGTAAAAAATTATTCTCTTGGGAGTACATTAACGAAGATAGCGTTAAGATATTTTCTACATACAAGGACGATGAAAATTCTTACGATAGCGTAGAACAAATAAAAGAACAATTAACTAAAGAAGGAATTAAAAACTTTGAAATATGAAAGATTTTTTAATTAAACCAACTAAAAATTAAACATTATGAATACTATCTATTGTGATATTTGCGACCAAGCAAGTATAGAAACGGAACAAGAAATAACAAAAGAAACTTTTTATTGTTGCTCAATGTGTAGAGATAATAATAAAGACCGAGAAATTAAAGATAATAATTTCGAAGAAGATTATGTAATTGATTATAATAATTAAACATTATGAAAACACTACAAATTAACTTAGGGTTAAATAATAACCCAATGACAGCAGAACAAGTAATCAACTATTTCGCTACACTATCAGAGTATAGACTAATGGCTTATATCATCAAGGATAAAACATTTAACGGAGAGGTAGAGCCTACATTTGTGGCCTTACTGGAGTACGAATACTCTAGACAAAGCAAGGTATTAATAGATGTTGAAAATTGGTGCAGTTTCTTTACACAAGAATCAATTGCACTGGTTACCGATAAAATGGAAGTACTTGCCTTTAACGTTAACTACAATGGAGGCGGTTATAAATTTGATAGTAACCTGTTTGAATATATAAAACTGTGAGAGTGATAGAGCGTATAACAATTAAAAAAATAATATTATGAGAGCAAAACAAGTTAAAGAGTATATCGAGAATACATTAGGGCAAACGCCAAGACACAATTGCAGTGCGTTGGCAAAGGCCATAACAATATCGAGCAAAAAGTTTAATCAAAATCAATTTGATATGATGTACCTATTGCTAGAGAATTCACCAATAGATAGCTACACGCATAGTTATGGATTCCATACTGCCTATGGTAGAGAGCTTATAGAAACAATGCAAGACTATTATTATAAATTTAATAACTAATATTATGAAAAGAATTTACGGAATAGAAACGGACAACATAGACGACGATTTTGACTATGTTAATTGCTCAGACTCAGAATTTATGGATGAGGCAGAGACACAAGGTATGGTTTGGGAAGACCTAGAAGAATTTACAAACCAATTAAATAGCAGAGAGATTAGTC